AAGCAATAATCAACAGTCCGCAATGGCCTCTAGTGGAGGAACTCCTGCGGGAGCGAATGCAAATGACATTACAGGGGCTGGTGGTGGCAACATCGGAGCAGGAGGTGTACCGACTCCAGGGGAGAGCGGCTTCGCTACAGGAACTCCTGAAGATGAGGGAACAGCTTAAATAAATGACATCACAATACTCAGGTAATAATATGCAACTACAATACGACCCTGAAACACAACAGTGGTCGTATGTAAATGTAGCACAAACTTTTATAGATACAGCAACTTTTTCTAGCACAGATCCTCAGTTTCAATATGGAAGTAATAATCAACAAGATGATAATCAAGAAGATGATGCAGATGCAGATCCATGTCCTCCAGGATATAGACTCGTAACTTTATCTGATGGTAGTGTAACTTGTGAAATGATAGAGCCTGTTCAACAAGATAGAGGCGGTGATGACGAAAGACCTGAACCACCTAGACCTGATCCTTTTGAACAAAATAAAGAGGCAATAGAATCATTCTTTGAATTAAAAAATGAGGGTAAGATAGATTTTAATACTTACAATGCTAAAACTAATTTAGTAGAATATACATCTAATCCCAATGAGTCTGTTGCAGGTCAGGTATTTAATGCATTTGTTCCTTTTGCTAGTGGCATAGCTTATATAGAAAATGCTATGGATGAGGGAGAATTAAGAAGAGCAGGAATGTTAGTTAAAGATGAAAATGGAAAACAGTTTATAAATCTTAGAGTAGTTCATGATGTAATGAAAACAAAAGTTATGAATCCCGGAGTGCCTGAAGGTAATGTACTAGCAAATACACCGGGTTATTATGGATTAGAAGATAGCAATAATTATTACAAAGATGTTCTTGAAAACATGAATATTAAAGAAGAAGATATGACAATGTTTGGATCTACTAAGGTAGGTATAATATCTGATGAATTAGTAAAATCTGAAGATAAATTTAAAAATTCTAAATCAAACTTTGGAGACTTTAGTGTAATGGGTAATACATATTTCTACAAAGGTAAAAGATTAAATCAAGGTGAAGTAAATAAATTAATACAATCAGGTATAAAGAATCCTAAAGATATAGTGGCTGAAATAGAAAAAGACAGACAAAAGTATACAGAGTTTCTTAGACAGCCTGCAACAGGAGATACTGTATCTATTGGAGATTCAGGACAAGAAGCAGATCAAGGAGATGGTGGAGATGACACACCTCCTATTAGACCAGAAGGAACTACAGAACCTGGTTCAGGATATCAAGCAGGGGCACCTCAGTATACAAGACCTGCAGGAACTACACAGCCCGGTTCAGGATATCAAGCAGGAGCAGCCCAATACACACAATCTGCTGCAAGAAGTAGAGCCAAAAAAGCTGCTGAAAAACTTGGAACAAAACTAGCTACAGGAGGTAGATAAAACAATATGGCAAATGGAATGATGAACGATCCAATGGCAACTGCCCCACAGGGTGGTATGTCACAAAACAATATGGCTCAAGGTCAAACAGTATCAATGGATGATGCTGTGCTAGATATGCATTTAACAGCAGATGTAAAAAGAGCACTACAATCAAAAGGTGTAGATATATCTGCAGTACAAGATAAAGGTCCAAAAGAACCTGTAATAGTAATACCAGTTTCGGTTATTAGTAATAGATATCCTTCAGATAGTGTAGAAGGATCTATGAAAGAGTTTATACAAGATATGACTCAAAATAACCAACCAGTTTCTGCATCAGCGATGACAGAAAGCCCTACTCCACCACAAGGTGGATTAGGATCACCAACAACGGACAGGCCACCTATGACTACTTAGTCGTAGCCCCAGTTAAAATAAAAAAGGGCGACCTGTTCTTCCACAGCACCCAAAGGAGACAAAATGGAAGAAAACGAAAAAGAGATCCAAGAACAGGATCAAACAACCGAGGCTCTTCTCGAGCCTACGCCTTATAGAAATAAATATAAAAAAGATTTAGATAAGGATGAAACAGACGATACAGCTACCGTTTCAGAGGACACTTCTGATGAAGAAGCGACTCCAAACGAAGAACGCCCTGTAGATGCTGAAGAGAAAGTGTTTAAGAAACGCTATGGCGATCTTAAACGACATTACGATTCTACTTTAGTAAAACATAAAGATGAAATTGAGTCACTAAAATCTCAACTTAAAGAGAATGCTGACAAAATTAACTTACCTAAAACTAAAGACGAGGTAGATGCATGGAGACAAAAGTATCCTGATGTTTATGATATTATTGAAACTATTGCATACACCAAAGCTGAAGAAAAAGCTAAGAAAGTTGAAGCTGAACTTAAAACCTTAGAGACTGAACAAATAGCAGTCAAACAAGAGAAAGCAGAAGTTGAATTAGCAAAACTACATCCTGACTACCAAGACCTTAGAAAAAGTGAAGACTTTCATAAGTGGGTAGAACAACAAGATGAAGCAATCAAAGGTTGGTTATATAGTAATGCAACTAATGCTAAATTAGCAGCTAGAGCAATAGATTTATACAAAGCTGATAAAAATATTGTTAAAAAGAAAGCTGATTCAAAGTTAGAAGCATCAAAGTCAGTAACCTCTACAACTAAAAAAGATGTAGATGCTAGTACCAAAAAAGTCTGGAAGATAAGTGAGATCAGTAAAATGAGACCTGCTCAGTTTGAAAAATATGAGAAGGAGATAGATCTTGCTAGGAAAGAAGGTAGAATTGTTAATGGTTAATCTTTAACAATCTTATAGGAGGATTATTATGGCAATATCAAAATCGGCAGGTTACGATAACCTACCTTCAGGTAATTTTTTACCTATTATCTATAGCCAAAAAGTCCAAAAGTTCTTTAGAACTGCATCAGTAGTAGAAGATATAACTAATACAGACTATGCAGGAGAGATTGAAGCCTACGGAGATACTGTTAACATTATTAAGGAACCAACAATTAGTGTGAGTTCATACACAAGAGGTGGTCAGATCAACATCCAAAACTTGGCTGATGATCAACTACAACTTACTGTAGACCAAGCTAATGCGTTTGCTTTTAAGGTTGACGATATCGAAGAAAGACAATCTCATGTGAACTTCGAGGCTTTGGCGACTTCTTCTGGAGCATATGCTCTAAAAGATGCATACGATGAAAATGTTATAGCAGCAATGGTATCTGGTGCAGGTACAACTATCGGTTCAGATGGTTCAGGTACAGACACAGGTTTTGGTTCATCCGAAACAGATCCGTTAGAAATCATGGCGAATGCGTCCAAGAGACTACACGGAAATGATGTGCCTTTCGAGAACAGATGGTTTTTAGGTAGCCCAGAGTTCTATGAGGCTTTAGCAAGTTCATCATCAAAACTACTAGACGCATCCGTAACTGGAGATGCAGCATCACCTATCAGAAATGGTAGAGTAATGGATGGCATCATTCAAGGTTTCAGATGTTATATGACTAATAACTTTGCAGCTTCTTCAACATCAAATTACTTTAAAGTATTATTTGGTCACATGTCTTCAACTGCTACTGCTAATGCAATTGCAAAAACAGAAGTAGTAAGAGACCCTGACTCATTTGCTGATATTGTAAGAGGTTTGCATGTGTTTGGCAGAAAGGTACTTCGTTCAGAAGCACTTATGGTCAGACATTTATTAATTGACTAATAGGAGGAATAACTAATGGCAACAGTCGATAAAACAACTGGCGGTACCGCAGGTCATCCTTCTACTAGAAGGAAGCCTTACTGGGTAGAGAATACAGTGGACTTTTCACTTTTCGACCCAGCAGCTAATGATGTAGTACAGATGTTAAATGTACCTGCTGAAACTCTTGTTATCAACGCAGGACTTGAAGTACTAACAGCTTCACCTTCAAGTGTTACACTTGATTTAGGTGATGGTGGCGATGTAGATAGATACATAGATGGATTAGATTCCACATCTACAGGTCATGGTGCTCAAGTAGCTAATGCATCAAATGTAGGACATGTATATGGTTCTGCTGACACAATTGATGTTAAAGTGTTAGGTGCACAAGATAACGCAAGTAAAATCAGAGTATGGGCAGTAATGTGTGATGTAAGCGGTTCAGACGAAACTGCTTCAAACTCATCATAATAACATAAAAAAAGGGGGGGAGCGTATGCTCCCCTTTTACAAACATGGCAACTTGGAATAAAACAGATACTGAAACAAAAGAAGAAATAGCACAACAAGAACAAAAAGATAAATGCGAGTGTTCTAACAAAATTGAAAAGCTAGAACAACAGATAAAAGAATTAAATAATAAATTGGAGGCAATAATATTTACTAGATAATGGCAACTTACTTAGTATTAGCAAATAGAGTTTTAAATGATTTGAATGAAGTAGAACTTACTTCTGCAAATTTTTCTAGCAGTAGAGGTATACAAACATCAGTTAAAAATTTTGTTAATAGAGCCTTACACGATATATATAATGAACTTGAAGAACTACCAAGTTTACATAAAGAAACATTTCAAGATACAAACGCAGGTCAAAGAGAATATGATTTACCAACAGCAGACTCTCCTCAATCAGGAGATTTGCAATGGCGTAAAATAGATTGGGATACATTTTATTTAAAACCAAAAGAATTAATTACTAACGGTGAGTTTACATCTAATATAAGTAATTGGACTACAATAGCAGGAGAAGGTAGTGCAGCTTATAATAGTGGTGGTAATGGTAGATTAAGACTAAATGACTTTGCAGCTCATCAGTCATTTAGCACTAGAGTTAATACAGAATATAGATTACAGATAAGAGTATTTGATTCTAATAGTACAGGACAAGCTTTGAAAGTACAAGTGGGTACTGCAGCAGAGGGAACACAAAATTTAAATACAACATTAACTGTAACAGATTTTGGTGAAGGTGAAGTATTAGATACAACCTTTACAGCAACTGCACAAACTACTTTTATAACTTTAAATAACCCTAGCACAGCTACTAATATGGATGTAGACTATGTAAGAGTTTCTAGAAACATAAGTCCCAAAAGATTAAGATATATATCTTATGATGATTATATTAGACAGTATGCGGAAAGAGATAAAACAAATTTAAGTTCTGCACAAGGTGAACCTAAATATGTATACAAAACTCAAAGTGGTAAATTAGGATTATCTCCTGTCCCTGATAGAAGCGATTATTCAATAGTCTATGAATATTTTAAAGAGCATACAGAATTATCTGCTCATGGTGATACTCCTGATTTAGATGATAGGCATGCTGATTTAATTGTAACAAGAGCAAGATATTATGCATATAATCTTAGATCTGATCCTGACCATGCTATGATAGCACAAAAAGAATTTAAAGATGGTATGAAAAGATTAAGATCTGATTTAGTTACAAGACAAGAATATATGCGTGATGAAAGAGTAAATTTAAGATACTATGGTAAAGGTATAATGTAATGCCAAATACATCTCAGATTGCACCTACAGTTGTAAGTTGTTTTGGAGGTTTAGTTTTAAACAAAGATGTATTCTCAATGAGACCTGGAGAGGCTTTACAATTAACAAATTTTGAACCTGATATAGCAGGCGGATATAAGAAAGTATTAGGAACTGCAAAGTATAATTCTAATATAGTGCCACAAGTTTCTGCATCTAGTGAGATTGTAGATATGGTTGCAATATTTAATGATATAGTTTTAGCAGCTCGTGGTGGTACAATATCTCGTGCAGGAACATCAGGTAGTTGGACATCTGTAGTTACAGGTAAAAGCACAGCTAACCGTTATGACTTTGAGAGATATAATTATAACGGAACAGAAAAGATAATGATAGCTACAGGTGGTGATGCAGCTTTTAGTATAGACACTAGTTTTAATGTAGATGTAATAAATGCAACTGATGGTGGCACAGCACCTACTAATCCTAAGTTTGTAGCATCATTTAAAAATCATATGTTCTATGCAGGTATGTCAAATGCTGTATCAACTGTTCAGTTTTCAGGACCTTTTTCTGAAGATGATTTTAATACAGGTGCAGGAACTATAAAAGTAGATACAACTATAGTAGGACTAAAAGTTTTCCGTGAAGAATTATTTATATTTGGTGAAGATAGAATATTTAAAATATCAGGAACATCAAGTTCAGATTTTGTAGTTGTCCCTGTTACCAGAAAGATAGGATGTGTTGATGGTAAAAGTATTCAGGAATTAGGTGGTGACTTAATTTATCTAGCACCTGATGGTTTAAGAACAATCGCAGGTACAGAGAGAATTGGCGATGTCGAGTTAGGAACAGTATCTAAACAAATACAAGATAGAATTTCAGATATTGGTACGGACAATATCACATCAACTATAATTAGAAGTAAATCTCAATATAGATTATTTTTTCCTACAACTGCACAAACAGAAATATTATCAAAAGGTATTATAGCTGTATTAAAAGCAAACCCGGAAACAGGAACATTAGGTTTTGAATATGCAGATTTAAAAGGTATAAAACCATCTTCTACTGATTCATTTTTTATTAGTGATGTAGAAACAGTCGTACATGGTGGTTATGATGGATATGTTTATAAACAAGAATCAGGTGGCGTATTTACTAGAGCATCTGATACAGAAACTATAAGAGGATTTTATAGGTCTCCTGATATGCCTTTAGGAGATCCTGGCATAAGAAAAAGTATGCAGAGAGCATTAGTTAACTATAAAGTTAATGAAGCTATAGACACAGCAAATCAAACATTTAGACTACGATATAATTTTGATGACACTAACACACCACAACCAAACGCATACTCGTTTTCATCGGCACAAGTTGCAGCGTTTTATAATAGTGGTGTATATGGCACATCAGCTTATGGCTCTTCAGGATTCCCTTTAGAAAGAGTATCAGTAGAAGGATCAGGATTTGTCGTAGCATTTAAATTAGAAGATCAGAGTTCAAAACAAGCGTTATCATTACGAGGTTTTGAATTAGAATATGTTAATGGAGGAAGGAGATA